CGGCTGCTACTCCTGAAGCGGGTCCTGGTGCTGGTGCACCTGGAGTGTTCCCATCATTGGGTGTGAATGTACCGGTCGTTTGATCCAATACACCTTCACCATATTTTTGATTTATTTCATCAACCAATAGTGCTTCTTCATTACGAATATTTTGAAGTTCTTCTTCAAGTTGGTCTCTGGTTTCATCTAATCGCTCTAACTGCTCCTCCAGTTGTATTTCAGCTACATGGATCTGACCAAATGCTAACTGGAGATCTAGATGTCTCTGTTGGACTCCTTTGATCCGATTCATTTCATCGGTGGTAAAACTTTGTGGTTGGGGCATTTGTGCTGGATCTATCATGGATAACCTCTATTAGTTACTTATATATATGTATGTATTGTTGAAAACCTATTACTTTTTAACCTGGTATTCTGATGCATTTCCTTCAAAACCAAACACTGTCTTTCTTGGGGTGAATGTTTTATTCATTTCAGCTGTCGTCCCCAGGACGTTTGATGTGAATTCTGGAATCACGTATGCTTTGATCGAGACAGTTAATTCACTCCTAACCAGACGTTCCCCATCAGCATCCATTTCAGTTGCATCAGAGATCCCTCCATCCAGAGATGATAGGAACTTATAATCCGTCGTATCACCAAAATAGGTCTCTAAGTGCTCCAGAAAGAGTTCATTGATCGTATTCATCTGTTCCATGTATGCGGTCATGATGACTACACTGTACGTGCAAACGACAAAATCTGGCATCCCGGTTGTGATGATTTCAGTGACGGGAGCTTCTCCCTGTAGGATTGAAAACCTATCATATCGGTTTTTTGCAGACCACTTGCTGGACCGATCCACTTTGATGAATTCACCTCTCGTGTCGTGATCAAACGAAAGCGGCATATTGTCATTGAAGCTGACGTCCGAGCGCTTAACAACAATCACTGGTAGGATGATAGTGTTATTTCGATCTCTGAGAACTCCATTTCCTCTTACGGATTTCCATCTCTCTTCATTCCCATACAGGACAGGAACCTTTAGCATCTCATTTGCTTCACCGACAGTTGGCTTCATTACACGTTTGATGTGATTCATGAAACTGGTATCGATGTCCTTCAGTGTGATACTAAATCCCTTACTGAAATCCTTTCCGGGATTGACTGATACTCTGGAGTTCCCTACATCGGTATTACGGAATGATTTTTGCTTTCCTCGGTTGATCTTCTGAGAATTTGTGGATTGATTGTTCGTTATGGGTTTTACTGCCATTATGGTTTCCTCAGAGCTTTCAGTTGAGCCAACTTATTATTCACTTTACCCTTGCGTTCTTCAGACTGAATAGCTGAATTATCGATCCCACCAATCGCGATAGCTCTCGGGATATCAACTTCCACAGAAGCTGGTTTACCAGATACGGTCGACCCTAACTTGCCGGCAATCAGATCAGCCAGTTCTGAGACGTCAATGTTCTCTCTGGGTGCGGGATCCCCATATAGGTTCGTGGGTGAATCTTCTACGACCGATTTGACTGTCTGTCTGGGTGGTGCGTTCCTGACTACGAGTCCGTTGTTGAGTTGTTGTACAGCCATTATGTTCTCCGCTCATTCTCCATATCCGACCACGTTGGTGTTCCTGTTGGTGGTAGACTGTTTATTGAACCATCAATAGCAGTTCCGTGTGAAGCATTAGTTAATAATCCGTGATTACCTTGTCCTGATAAATCTTCTACACGAGTTCCAGTACCTTCATTGAATCTCCAATATCCTACAAGACCACTTCCACCTGAATCTTTATGGTTATAATCAGTTTTACCACTATATACACTTGCAACCCAATCGGCATCTTTAGCTTCCTTATAAATAGCTATTTCATCAAGTCCACATGCTTGTCCGTTGTTATATTTAGTGTTACTGCGGCCTGTTTCTGAATCCGTTCCTGAAGCTGTTACTGCTCTCATACCAAAAGCCACACCATGAGCCAAATCATCACCAGTCCTTGTCCAATTAACAGACTCCTTAGTTTCACCAAATCCACCATATATGTGTGTACCATTCACATATATTTTACGCAACATATTTCCATCACCATCAGGATTATCTGTGCCGGCATATGTTACTGCAATATGCATCCAAGTACCATCTTTTAATATATCGTAGTTATCATCTAAAAAAGTTGATTTTAAATCATCATTATCTGATACGTCAAGCATATTTTCCCACGATTTAACTAAGGTACTTGCACCTGTACCGAAATATGGTTGATCAGCATCCTTTACACCAAAATCAAATCTAGCATTATTATGTGCTTTCCATGAAATATGAAATGAATCAGTATGTGTTTGATCTGGTCTAAACCAATAAGCCACAGTAAATCCTGATTCAGCAAGATGTTTTCCTGAACCATCAGGGTCATTAGGCATAAATTGTGTTGATACTAAATCTCCTCGAGCTCCATCTGCATTATTACCTGTAAATGATAAGAAATAATTTTTAGCAGGTGCATCTCCGCCTCGTGTTCTGTATCTGTTGTGGTAGTAATCTAAGTCTCTGTAGTGTGCATTTCTGTCTACCAAAGCATTGCTGTATTCGAACACCTTTCGGGCTACGTTTTCACTTATCCGAAATAGATATTTACTCTCTGGTATCTGTAGCCATCTGTCCCAACTCAGCTTTTGATTGCCCTGTTTTTGTCTTGAAACGGCTGTCAGTGTGGGGATTAAATTTGAGCTATCTCTTTCAATCTCCTCAACAACTGTTTGAATTTTAGTATCCTTGGAGTCATTCAACTCTTCCAGAAGAGTGGTATTCTCTTTTTTTAACATTACAACATCATTGGCCAGGTCAGAAATTGCTATCTCTAAACTGTCAATGGTTCTTTGTTTATCATCCATCTGCTCTCGATGATGATCTTTTATAGATTTTATATCACCCGCGGGTACACGTTCAGTCATGACGTTCAATCTTTCATGGAGCTTTTCTCTGTTATCTGTTTTTCTTTCATCCGGAATTGCAGAATGGCTGAATTTCTCTTTCAATAATTTGTTATCTGCTTTTTTTGCCTTTTCTGCACCCGGATGTGCAGAGTGACCAAATTTCTCTTTCAATAATCCTAAGCTCATTATCTTGGTCTCTCTTCAATCTGCAGGTTAGATAGTCTGGAGCGATTGGCTATCACTTTAATCATATGTTTAAATGCCTGATGGCCTCCAATCAGAGTCGGTTCAGTCACGTTGTTGATCTCCCAGTAAAAATTATTCCAATCACAAATGTCCCCAAGTTCGGGAGCAAAATTTGCCTCATCTAGCGTGTTTCTGTGAAAGTACAGTTCAAGGTTGGAATTTAAATCTGATCCTGCATCGGTCTGATCATATGTCGGTTCCTCCCACGAAATCAGACAGTTTACTCGAAATCCTACCTGATAGTGCTTTATTGGTGCCTCCCCGTATAGGTTTGTCTGTGTATTCTCCAGAGACACTTTATAAATATCTACATACTGACCCAGTATGTCATCGATGAGCTCTTCATTCATAGCGTCCATCAGATCGACCTCTTTTTGAGGTATGAAGAATGGTCTATAAATAGCCATGATGTTATCCTATGAAGATCGTCAACGGAGCTCTACTGAGAACCTGTTGATTCGAAGTAGCTATCTCTGCTTCCGCTGTTGCTCGTTCGCTTAGCGAGATGCTGTCCAGGAATTCTTTCAATTCCTCCAGTAGAGAATCCTTCTCTTCTCTACCTTCAGCCTTTAACGCTTCACCATCCATACTGACTTCTCCACCTGGAAGCGGTAATGTAGCATATTTACTTCGGATTATCCCCAACAGTTCCTTCGACAGTGCAAGTGTATACTTTCTGATCCATTGCCGTCCAGTAGAGTTTATTTCCTGATATGGTAAAAACTTATAGGGCGCGTTGCTGGGATCGGATACTCTTCCCTGAGTTGTTGTGTTCGTTGTTGAAGTTAAGTCATCTCGAACGTAATAGTGGAACCAAATCTTATCACTGGCATCTGTTGCTGTTGGCCTGGGAAAAATTTTTAATTTGTTATCTGCAATGTGGAATGAATATGCTGATTTTCTTATCAGATCGTTTGTTTCAATTGCCTGAGCTCTGGTGATGTCATATGATATAGGTCGCATAATATATGAGACTGCTGGAGCAGTATTACCCATACCGAACGCATCCAGCATATTGCGTTGTTCAAACGATCCTGCAAAGGGATCGTAAAATCTTGTTATTGCTGATGGTCCTTGATTGAATACAGCTTGAATGACCAATCTATTACCGCTCTCGGATGCTTCAGCCCAAGTCTGTAGGTCATATTCCTGTTTGTTCTTCACCATCGAAACCGAGCCACTCTTTAAATGAACGTCTCCTCCAACACCAGCAAATGTTCCGTATGTGTCACTCATGTGGATTGCGGTTCCCAGATTAGAACTGATTGGATCACTACTTCCAGTGGATCCTAATGTGGATCCAGAAAGTTTGTTGCTGGTTCCATAATGTTCCCACATCCAATTCTTCATATTGTGGTTGTTAATGTGAGTGGAATACTCACTAACGGCTTCTTCAAAACAAGCATATATGCTACCGCTGTAGATCTCCAGTTGGAGTACTGGGTGTCCTAGCCGTCTAGCGGTCCACTTACAAACATGCAAACTTTCACTCACAAAAGTTACATCATTATCATAGATGCTAAATGGGGTTGATCCCGTGGCTTGATTTCTCTCAGTTGGATCTGAATATATGTAATTAAATTTTGACATTTATATCTCCGTCTGGTAATAAATATCGCCGTCATATATAAAAAGAGGGATAGAATAACTCTATCCCTTTTAGGTTTTAGAACATTTTTAACTTTACTTAACTGAATATGATGTATCCGTTAAAGTGAGAACGTCTATAGCATTCATTATATGTCGTGCTTCTTTTAATGTGTATGCTCCGTGCTGTTGTGCTATATGACAGGCTTCTACTAAAACCTTTATATTTTTAAATATTTCTTCATCTCGTTGATCTCTTTGTCGGATTTCATCTCGATCTTTAATACGTAATAATTCTTCTGGTGTTAAATCTTTTAATGCCATTTTGTAACCTCCAATTTATTTATAAAACTATAAAATAAAAAAGGGGTGAAATCTCACCCCCTTTTATTATTTGTAACGTCTTTAAGGATTGTTCTTACTACGCGGCTGTAACAGTGCCAGTATTAGTACTAGTACTTGTTATATCAAGCGTTTCAATTATCCACATAAATTCACCTTGTGCAGATGCGTTTGTTGTTGCGATTAAATTGAAATATAATGTTCTTGAAGCTGAACTGCCATGCAATCCTGCTGATGCATCGCCTACCGCAACAAGAGCCACTTCTTTACCTAATCCAGCTGCTAGTGTTGTACCACCATCAAGGATTGTATCCGTTGATGTTCCAACAATTTGAGCTCCTGAACTTGATGTACCGACTTCATATCCAATATCTCCAGAAGAGATAGTAGGAGCTGATGTGACTACGACCCAAATTCTAGTTAACAATGTATTAGCTGGTTGTGTCCATGACACAACAGAATCGTCCGAGTCAACCAGTGCATGACCTGTGATTTTGTGTAATTTACACTGACCGGTACTATCATCCTGAGCAACATGAGCTGCTAAGCGATCGCGATTGTCTAGATTATAAGTTATT